TTATTTAAGAATTTCTTAGGTACTTTACCCCAATATTCAGTGATTTTAATTTGGTCACTAGCATCTCTATTAGTATACTCAGGGTCAAAACCTACCTGTATTACGTCCGTATCTGCCTCGATATCAACCTTTCTATAGACACCCTTATCCATCCCTTCAGATAGAATATAACGTGGCTTATATACCTCGTGAGCTACGCCTAAGGCTTCATCAATAGACTCAGCACTAGGGTCAATTAAGAACTCTTTAGGTGAGATGGCTTCTACTCTCACATCTACTAGAGGAGTCTCTGCTAACTCTCTCTTTGTAGTTAGAGTACCTTCTATAGGTACTTCTACAGGTGAGCGTTCTATCTTCTCTTCTGTAATAATCTTACCAATACCTGTACCATAGATAGCACCATTAAGGAATACTTCACATAAAGCATCTTTAACACCACTAGCTTCTAAGTCTTCTTGTAGTAGGTTTCTTACGTACTCAGCATCTTGTGGTTGTTGGTCTAACATATCATCTTTAATATCAAACCACTTACCTCTACCAAACGTAGCTTCTTCTATTTCAGCTACTGATGATTCTACTGCTTGTTGTAAAGCAGGAGATATAAGTTTAGATTTCTCTGATGTTCTACTCTTATCTTCTAGAGTCCAAATACCTCGCCACAATCGATAATATTCATCCCAAGACTTAAGGTAGTTATTGTCTCTATGGTTACGCCAAGCTTCTAGTCTAGTCTGTAACCAGCCTGCTAGTGCTTGATAATCATTCTCATTATTATAATTAGCCATATAAGTTATTTCCTTTTAACTTGAAGAGCACCGTCTGTTTGGAGCATCCAGTTCTGTTGGTCCACTCTGTTTAATGAACTAGGTATATAAGGCAAGAACCAACCATTTTTAGTTCTAGGAACCTTACCTGTCTTCTTATAATACTCTATAGCCTTCCCTTCTCTAGGGTCTACTGGTTTTTCATCATCACCATTGCCAAATATGCTATCAAATAATCCCATTTTATTTAATATCCTGATACATCATCATATGGTTCCCAATCCTCTTCTAATTCAATAGTGTGCATAAAGTCTGCCACACTCACCTGGTCTATATAAGCCAGAGCATCTATAATATCATCGTGAGTACCTTTAGTAGGAAACTCAATTAACTGTGTCTCTAGGTCTTTAATGTAGCTAGGGTCAGGATTAAATGTAATCTTCCCGTGTTCTAATCTACCTTGTAGAGCCCAAGTAATTCTATCTGCCTTCTTCTTACCACCGTGAGTTACATCTGTAATAGGAACCCACCTACCGTTAATCCTCATCTCATCTTCTAGATAAGGGAGGATAGCATTCTTTAATGCTCCTGCTTCAATACCTACAGTCGTGACTTCATTTTCAATAGCCGACTGTAAAATCTTCTTAGCGGTCTCTTTAATGGACCAACGACCGTGAAGTATAGATTTGACCCACCAATGGTCACCATCGACTTTAACGATAGCAATTGCTGTTTCATCCAACTTAGACCCTTTAATACCTCTTTCCTTCTCAACATTCTCAAAACCTGCAGGGTCCACTGCCATAACATAATTACCTTCTTTAGGTTCTTCCTCATCTGTTTTAATCCAATCACTCTTAAATATACCTCCTGTAAAAGAAACAAAACTAGCCTCGAACTCCTGTCTAAATGCTTGTGTAGACATAGTCCTTCTAGCTACTTCTACCTCTTTAGGGTCAATCAGAGGATTATCTGTAGAGTTGAACTGAAAAGTATCCCAATCTGGGTCCTTCTCTGCTTCCATAAATAAATCATAGAAGTGATTCTTACCTGCAGGTGTACCAATAAATAATGCACCACCTTTAACATCAGCTAGTGTAGGTCTGATAATCTGTTCCCACACTTCAACTCTCATACTAGCATACTCATCTAGTACTACATAAGCTAGACCTACACCACGTAAGGTATCAGGTCTATCTGAACCTTTTAGACTAATCCTCCTACCATTAGTAAGAGTCATAGTGGCTGTATTCTCGTGGGTCTGCTCTATTAAGTCAGTCCCCTGAAGTAGCTCTTTGAGCATATTCCACATAATATCTTTAGCCTGTTGGAAGGTAGGACCTATATAAAAGACATCCTTCTCTTCAGACTGTAATGCCTTAATGATTAGAATCCAAGCAGCTAGTCTACTTTTACCAAATCTTCTTCCAGCACTTACAACTTTAAATCTAGCCTTAGAGTTAAATATCTCTAACTGTGCTGGATGTAGTTTGACATCAAGCTCCGCCAATTTCTACCACCTTAGACTCAATCTTAGCATCATCTATAATGACACCTTCTTCATACTCTAACGGTTTCTTCTCTTCAGCTTCAATAACTTTAGCCTCTAGACCACCTACGTTAATAGTAATGTTTCCAGACTTTTCCGAAGACCTTAATTCTACTGCCTTAGTTGTAGGTAAGATTCTATCCATACACATCTTAAGACAAGTACGGTCACCTTCTAAAGCCATCTCTATGACCTTCTCTACAATCTCTGGTCCTTTAGTAGACATTAACTCTCTACTTAAGGCAGTATATTTATTCACTGAACCTTTAGGTCTACCCTTAGGGTTTAAGACTACTCCCTTCTTTAATTTAGGGTTCCCTTTGTTTAATCTTCGTTTATCTCCAGGCTTCATTGCCATCTTATTAGACCTCTCTACTTAAGTGATACTTAAGACTCACTTAAATAAAAACCTAGATGATTCTTCTTCTTGATTCTTAGTAAGATTCTGTTGAAGATTCCTACTAAGAACGAAGAAGATGTATTAAAGGTTATTTCTAAGTGAAGCCTTTTAGGTGAATCTTTAGAGTGTTTTAAATATTCAACCTTATGTATATATTATACCATACTTTTAACCAAAAGTCAATAGCTAGAGTGAAATAAATATTCTTCCTAACGGAATAATAGTTCTCTCTAGATTCTTAAGGTCCCTCCTAGTTCTAACTTTTCCGTGTCTCCTAAAGTTATCCACAGAGTTATCCACAGAGTTATGGAGCGTCTAGCGACTTATCAACAGTTCTAATAAATAACTTAAGTTCTCTAATTTCCTCCTCCGATATTTTCAGGTTTATTTCTCCTGTAATCTCAAATTCTCCTCATTCTGCATTAGAGCCTAAATTTAAATTTCAGTGAACACTTCTGGGTCCCTCCCGTGTGTAACTTTAGTACCACAAAAGTAGTGAAAAAGACACAAAAGTGGAAAAAAAGAGACAAAAGTGTGCGTGAGTGTCACTCTAGCACAACATTTGTGACCTAAATACAACACAAGCTGCACAACAGACACAACAGCTGCAGGATCACAACAAGGTGTATCATTAGTAGACATATTGTATCATTAGTGGTAACTTATGTATCATTAATGCGACACGCAAGGTACTATCTAATTCTAACTTTTAGATAGTCATTAATACCTTATGAGGCCTAAGCAATAAAAGTCTCTAAAATCGAAGATTTGGAATGATTAGCAATTTTAGACACGCAGTAAATGTATTAAGATTAATTTTAGTTTTTAGTGTTGACATTAAATTATTTTTATGTATTATTGTTAATGCAATATTGCAAACTATAAAAAAGGATAAAAACAAAATGACAATCCAACATTATGACAAACAGCACGATAGGATACAACGTCAAGCGTTAAAACATTTAGAACTTGCGTTTCAACATATAACCGAATCACTGGATAAAATATCAGATTTAGATTTAGATTTTGAGACTAGGTACAATCTAGAGGATATTCAGTTCGATATTCAAAATACTATTGATTCATTAACCAACTAAGAGGCACATTATTATGACTAACTTAAACTATAGAATAGCGAAAAAATTATCAACTAAAATTAATCTTAAGAATGGTAGAAAGTCTTTTAGATTCTTAGGTAGAGATTATATTATAGGCATACGTTCAACCGTTAACAACGGTTATAGACTAACAAGGCCTAAAGGCTTACAATCACGTAATAGAGAATTTTTTAAGATTGATTTAGGTTATATAACTTTGTACCGAAGTGCTAAGGCTTATAATTGGTGGTTTATCACTAAAAAAAATCAAAATAATCACACGCTCAAGTCATTATTTTAATAATGATCTTGTTATTCGTTGTATTCTTTTTGGTTGCAACATTTAACCTATAATCAACTCTAAGTGCGTCTATATGGCGCACAACTATTAAAAGGATAAAAACAAAATGGAAATTAAAACTTTAAAACAAGCAAATATAATTATTGGTGGTGGTTTAACTAAAACCTCTAAAATGTCAACTCTAAGCTATTCTATACCTGCAAAAGAATGTAAACAAGGCTCAAAACTCAGAAAAATTAATAACTCTGTTTGTTCTACGTGTTACGCACAAAAAGGAAACTATACACGTTATAAAGCAATATCAGAGGCACAATATAAACGCTTAAATTCGATTAAGAATCCATTTTGGGTTTTAGCTATGGTTCACTTAATAACCAACTCAAAAGCAACCAAAGAAACAAAATTGTTTAGGTGGCACGATTCGGGGGATTTACAAAACCTTAAACATTTAAGAAAAATTATCGATATTGCAAGACTAACACCTAATATCAAGCATTGGTTACCAACTAAAGAAAAGGCATTGATTGAAAGCTTACAACCGATTGAAATACCAAAAAATTTAGTTATTCGTTTGAGTGGTTCGATGATTGACCAAAAGCAACCACCAAAATACAAACATACATCTACTGTTACAACCGATAAAACAAAAGCAACTTGCAAAAGTTTTGAAAATAATGGTAAATGTAATGATTGTGTTAAATGTTGGGATTCAACTATAAAAAATATTGCTTATCTCAAACACTAAAAATTAACCACTAACCACTAAAGACCACCGCTTAAAGGTGGTTTTTTTATGTCTCATTAAAAATTCATATATCCCCAGATCTAACGGTTTTTGTCAAAATTAGCAAAAAGCTGCATAATTAGGCTTTCATATTTTCGATTCTAGCGTACTTTTTTATGCTGCCAATACCATCATTAGGTTAAAATCTGAAATATCTTTAAATCTAAAAATATTGGACCTCAGTACATCTGTTGTATTTATACTACATTATTTCCAGATCTGGCACATCTGTTGTATTTTTACCAAAACCTCAGAACTCTCATATTTTAGAAAACTCAAAATTGGCTAGTAGGTTGTAATTGTATTTCTAAAGTTCAGAAGTGTCTAGTAGGTTGTAATTGAAAATAATTTGAATAAAAGTGTTGACAGATGAAAAAACTATGATATACTACTCACATCCCTCACGAAATAACTCGTAGGATTAACAACTAAAAGGAAAACAAAATATGGCATATCTAAAAAATATCAATAAAAGAAGTACTCTAGCTTATCGCTTTAGTGTAGATACTAAAGACGACAAAGATTTAATACATCTTAAAGCACAAGTTAAAGAACACAACAAGAATGCAAAGAAGTATTTACATATAACACCTAAAAGAGTGGCATTAATGGCAAGAGGTAAACGCACAATAAATGCTTACCAAACACATCATAAAGATGCTATTTATTTTGATGTTTATGTACACTA